ACATTACCTGTACTATCGTCTGTAAGACTAGCTGTATTAAAAGAATCATCAGTTGAGGGAGTACCACTACTTACACTAATTAATGACCAATTTTTAGCCAAACCTTGTTGTAAGTTCGTTGTGGTAGAACCACCCTCTCCTGTAACAACAATGCTACCTGCTGAAGTTGTACCTGTTAAGGTGTTTGTCTTAATAGTACTCATGCTAGGTCTCCAAAAATTTGAGTGCTAACTTCAGTTGCATCATTTCTTCCATTAGTAATGTTAAAAGCAACCACATTTACTTGACTTGTTGACATTAAACCAGAGTTATCGTGTCCATAAACTGTACTAGCTCCGTTGCCATTTACACCATTATGATTTCCTGCTAAAGAGTAATTAGCATCTGAAAAAGCATTTGTGTAAGATAAATCAAATGCACCTGTTTGAAAATCTGTTATGGTAGATAAATTAAGACTTTTTGTTATACTAGCTGAAGACATATTAATTCTACTAAAAAGTTTTGCTGCTTCTTGTTTAGTAAGCGTAGCTGCACCACCACCTGTGCTTTGTACTGTATCTACTTTGATTGTACTCATATCGTTACGAGCCTTCCACCTGATTCTACTGTCAATGTTACACCACTTGTTATTGTAAGAGGTCCTGTGACGTTTGCATTTTCGGTTGCAAGTATTGTTATGTCTGCACCTAATGACTGTGCATTAGTTCTAAACAATCCACCACCTTTAAAGTTACCTTTGTTCTCTGCTGCAGGAGTAATGTTACCACCTGCTAGTTCAAGAAAATATACAAAGATATTATTTGTTCCACTTGAAGGAGCTGCACTAAAAGTAAGAGTAGACCCATCAGGAATAGTATAAGCAGAGCTATCCTGAACAACACCATCAACTGATACAAGTATGTCTTGGACATTTGATATGGTTCTACCTAATGCGAATGTAGTATCACTTCCATCGCCACTGAACCTAACAACTGCAGGTGAGGCTTGAAAGTTTGCAGGAAGTGGATTACCTACATATCCCATTATGTAATCTCCATGATTGATAATGCTATATCTGTTGCACCTGATGCAGTTAGCTTCAGTACGTCAGTAGTCTCCATAACTACCTTATTACCTGATAACAGTTCAAGTGATGAACCTGCAGGTATAGGAGCATTAGTTACTAATTCAACGTCTTGGTTAGCTTCGTTGTTAGCACCTGCTCTGTTTGATGTGTCTGAACTTAAAGTAACTGTGGCAGTAGTTTGACTAGTTGTTGTATTACCAAGCATAATTCCTAGAACAACTGTGGTTGTAGAACTTGCTACTGTGTAAATGACATCTTCGCTAGTTACTCCTGCTTTAGTTACCACTTTAAATGTATTTGCCATTTTTCTCTTTCCTTATAATTATACACTATTTGTGTGTTTTTGTCAAGTTAAATTTAACCTAACGCAATCGCTAACGCAGTTGGGTCTTCGCTAGAAAACCCTGCACTAGTCAAATATGTTTTTACATCTGTCAATGCTACTTGTTTCATAGTACCATTGTCGTTTGTAACAAATCTGTCTGCATCTGCTAATGTTGTTGATGTTGCAGACGTATCACCATCAATTACATTTATCTCTGTTGCAGTAGAGGTAACTCCATCTAATATGTTAAGTTCTGCTGCAGTTGAAGTAATAGAAGTTCCTGCTATCTGTAATGTTGTTGCATTGACTTCACCACTAGAACCATATATGACTGCTTTACTATTTACTATTGTTCCTGCAGATGAACCATCAACTAAGTTTAGCTCTGCAGCAGTTGAATCTACTGCAGCTAATTTTGTAAAATCAGCCTGTGCTAATCCTGAGACTCCATCTAATAAGTTTAACTCTGTTGCAGTAGCTGTTAATGCTACATCTTCATTTATCTTTGGACTTGTTAATGTTTTGTTTGTTAAAGTTTGTGTTGCTGCGATACCTGTGATTGTATCTGTAGTAGCAGGTAAAGTTAATGTTATGTTTCCTGAAAACGCAGAGTGTGCAGGAGCTTGTAATCTTGCATAGTGTGCATTTGATGATTCACAATAAAAGTCTACATAAGATTGACTTCCTGAGTTCTTAATGGATATAGAACCTGATTGCATATCAATACCATTAGAACCATCTATTCTTACAACACCTGTTCCGTTTGGTGTAAGTGTAATGTTACCATTAGATACAGAAACAATATCCTCACCATTTACGTCAAGTGAGCCTCCAAGTTGAGGAGAAGTATCTGCTACAACATCTGTTATACCACCAAGACCTGATGATAAGGTTGCAAGTGTAATCTTTTTTAGTCCACTAGCACTTGCATCATGTAGAAGTAATGTATCATTAGATGTATCTAAAGATGTCTCTGCAGATTGTCCACTAATAACATTTGCATTTAACATCGCAGTTTCTACTGCACTATTAGCAATAGTTACTGCACCATCAGATGCTATAGTAACATCACCTGAAACTGCTACAGGATTAAAGTTAGTTCCGTCTGCAACCATGATGTGACCACTAGTATTAGTACCCATAGTCAAGTCATCACCTGATATGGTTAAGTCACCTGCTATTGTTGCATTAGCTCCTGAGAAAGTTAAGGCAGTTGTAGTTCCTGATTTAATTATTAAGTTGCCTGATGTATTTGTTAATGAACCAAAAGTTGTTCCACCATCTTTTAAGAATACATCTCCACCATCTGCATCAAGAACAATATCATCTGCAGTATCTAATATTAAGTCACCTGTATCGTTTACGATATAAGAGTTAGTTCCACCATGATACAAGTTTAAGTCTTCACCTGCACCTATTGTTAATCTACCTGAAGAACTGTCTCCTGTTAAATCATCTGCATCTGCATCCGTGTCAATTTTAAGAAGACCACCTGATGTAATATTAGATGTTCCATTATCAATATTGCCAAAGCCTGATGTAATAGAACCACTGTCTAAAGCACCAACTGTTGTTACATTTGATAGTGTATCTAGTGCAGATTCAAAATATGTCTCAAAATCAGTTAAAGCGACTTGCTTCATTGTTCCTGCATCATTGACAATCACTCTATCTGCATCTGCTAGTGTAGTGCTAGTTGCAGATGTATCACCATCAATAATATTTATTTCTGCAGCAGTGGCAGATATTGCAGTTCCATCGTAGTTAATAGAATCTAAGTAAGCTACACCATCAATGTATATATCTTTCCATTCTTTACTAGATGAACCTAAATCATGAGTATTATCATCATCAGGTACAATGTCAGAATCTACTTCTCCACCAAATACAATATTATCTGTGTCGGCATCACCAAGAGTTAATGTACCACCATTAAAGGTAGTTGTTCCTGTTACTGTAAGATTGCCACCTATACCTAAGTTACCTGATATGTCTGCATTACCATTTATATCAATAGTTGTTGCAGCTATTTGTATTTCTGTATCTGCTACTAAGTCTAATTGTCCATCGGTAGATGAATTGATGTATATTGCTGTGTCTCTAAATTGTAACTTCTCTGTAGAAGCAACAAGTATGTCATCACTAAATTCAAAATAATCCTCGTCTTCTTTCCATGTTAATACACCATCATTTGATTCACCATCAAATGTGACTGCTATATCATTACCTGCACTGCCATCACCTATTGTAATTGCAGTTCCAAGTAATTTAGTAATAGGACCACCTTCGGCAGTTGTACCATCGTGGGTATGCCCTGTACTTGCTGCGAAGGCAGCTAATAACTGATTAAACTCATCATTACTGTGAGCAGCAGTTATTATGTCTCCGTCAGTAAACGTTGATTGTCTAGTGTATGTAGCTCCCATTTATCTTCTTGCTCCTACTTGATATTCTAATCCAAAACCTCTTAACGCATATGGTGCAGAAGTTCCATTGTCATTAACTCTAAGTGCGACAGTAAATCCTGAACCCTCCACAGACTGTCTTAGTAAAGGCTCTGTCTGTCCACCATACGTTGCAGTTCCATATGTAGCACTTCCATATACTGCTACAATATCTTCTGCAGATAGTGAGTATGCTGCAGGTCTTGGTGTATCAGGGTCTTCATAATCGTATCTTAAAAATAAGTCTGCATTAACTGAAGACTCAGGTTTATAACTTACAAGAACACGTTGCATATGTTTACGTATTCCTGCATCACCAAAACTTAAATCAGGACTTCTATATTTACCATCTATAGCAGTTCCATCAAAATCGTTACCACTCTCTTGTTGATATACAAAACCATCAAATCCACCATGTATAACAGTTGTACCTGTTGTGTCTGTAAAGGTAGATGTTGATGAGGGTTTTATACCTTTTAACTTTGCAAACTCAAACTGTTGTCCTCTTAAAGAACAGATAGCTCCCTCTGTTAAAGTCTCTAGTATGTTAGACTTAGAGAAAAAAACTCTGTATTGAGTTTTGTTTGGTATTACAACAGAATTAAAATTAGTTGCAGTAGCTATATTACTATTAAAAAGAGGTTGTACGTTTGCACTTATAGTTCCTAATTCAACGTCACCAATTCTTGCAGTACCTGCAATGGTACGTAATCCATCAGGTGCTAAAAATATTAAGTCTCCTGCAAATTCCTGTATAGTCTGACCATTTACACATCCTATGTTTCTTGTTACAGGAGTTACTGCAAAATTAGAACTTGATGTTCCTGATAATTTAAATATTCTGTTTTCACAAAAAATGAATAAATCTTCTCGGAAAACTTTAAGACCTACTATAGTATCATCAACCTTTATACTACCTGCACCACTACCTGTGGCAAAACTATCTTCATCAAAAGGTATACTAAATACTATCTCTTGTTTGTTGCTTGACATTCCTGCATAAAACATATGGTCTTTAAATGCCTTAACAAACTTTGCACCTGTTACTGCAGTAGTTACTTCTCCACCACCACCTGAAGATACATCTGTTGCACTAAATGATGTATTAAATACTGTCGGTGCATTGTTACCATCTGCTACTACAAACTTATCATTCCCATCAAAGTTAAATACTTCAAAGTCATAAGTAGAGGCACTTGTTCTTCCTGTATCTATTGCAGTCCAAGAATTATTACCTGCAGTTGCAGTAAATATTTTTTCCCCTCTTGCAGCAACAATCTTGTCATTAAACTTTATAGATAATAAAACTGCCTCTGTTGAAGCACTTGTCTGTGGAACTATGTTCGTAACAAGTTTACTAAATCCATTTATTCTTCTGTAACCACCTTCTATATCAGGTTCAAAGTTTTGTAGTTCTAATGCCTCACCGGGTTGCATAGCAAACGTTGATTTATTTAAAACTAGACCACCCTGTAATGGAAAGTTTACAGGTGTTACTTGCGATGCATCAGGCATTAGTTTAACCTTGCGTTAAGTGTATTTGCTCCATAAGTACCTGCTCTAGGTATATAAGTAGAACGCACATACTGAA